CAAGGTCAAGTAACAGATCGTAATGTAACAAACTTAGAAATAGCAATGGGTGTTATGGGCCTTGATCCATCAGATGCAACAACAATAAGAGCAATGAAACAAGCTCTTAATGGTGAACGTAATACCTTTAGGATGCAAATTGATTTGTTATCTAAACATTTAAGATATGCTATAGAGTCTGATACCCAAGAACAATGGAAAGTATACATGTCTTTAAGAAAGGGATTAATTGGGAGTTTACCTGAACAAGATAAACTAGAAATTAATTCTAAAGTTATGAGAAAACTTACAAAAAATAATAAAACTATTATGTTAAACTATTTAGAAAAGTTTGGGACTAACCCATTAGGTAGGGAAGATTAAAATGGCTTATCAAACTGTATTCGGAACCTCACCTGTTTCAGAACCAAATACTTCAGGGTTTGATTCAGGTATTCAGGTTGCTGTTAATCGAGAAGTAGACAAAGGATTAGGAAATCTTCTTCTAGGAGCTGCCCAAACTGTTGAGCAAGTTACTGACTTTACCACAGAAATAGCTGTAAATTCTGCGGAAGCTGAAGCTAATGATCTTCTTGTACAAGAACTGGAAGCTATGGGTCCAAGTGGAGGGAAGTATTTAAAGTCTCTTAAAAAGAAATACAATTTAGCTAATAGTGCGACTAACGAAACAGTACGTAATTTACATCTTTCAAAACTAAGAACACAATTACGTACTCAACATAAAGGTAAAAAAGCTAGAGCTATAATTGACAGTGTATTTAAAAATAGCATAGGTACAGCTAATCCTGCTGGTTCAATTATGGACGAAGCTACTAGAACTGAAAGGGCTGCAACAGCAACACGTTTAGCAAATCATCAAGCACAACTTAAAGCAGCAGATGCGGGAGGGTTTACGCAATATAACGCCGATGGAACAGTAGATGAAGCAACAACTATAAGTAATTATATTAAAGTAAAAAATATTATTGGAGCCCATGCTAGTGCTAAATCTTCTCTTGGATCAGGAGGAGGTGGAGTTGTAGGTACAAAATTTAGAGGAGAAGAACTTGCAACTTTTAATATAATAAGAAATAACAGTATGGAAGAGATAGGAATTAGAATACGAAGTCTTATAGGCGCACATAGAAATGCCGATGAAATTCAGAAAAAGGTTATTGCAGTACAGTTAGGTAATGTTATTGAAGGAATGAGAAGTGGTATTGAAAGACAGTTTACAGATAAGACAGGAGGGTACTTAACTGAAAGTGAGCTTACGTATATTACAGAAGAACCTATGAGAATATGGAGAAGTTTAACTAGAGGAACTGAACTACAAGACGCATGGAAGGAAGGTAAACTAGTCGAAGGCGAACAACTTAAAGCATTAAATTTATTAGTTGATGAAATGACTAAAGGAAGATTAAACTCCTACCCTTCATTACGAATAGTAGAACAATTTAAAGGAGTGGCTGGAAGTCGAGCATTAGAAATAGTTTTAAATAAAATTCAAAATATCGGCAGTGATTTAAAAAAAGCAGTGTCTTCTATGGATGAAAATGAAACTAATAAACTAAGTAAAGCATTTAGAGCTTTAACAGACCCACAGTACCTACAAAATTTAGGTAAAGAAGATAAACAGCTATTAGGTTTACCTGTAAAAGCTATAATGAAATCGGGAAATAGTTTAGTTAGAGCGGTTAAAGAAGAAAAAGGTCCACAAGAAGCCAACAAAGTATGTGCTGGTATTATTGGCATGGCTAATGAATGTATTACAAATTTAAATACCGAAGAGAATAAGGATGCTATGCTAGCAGTTTTAGCTTCAGAAAATGGTGTGTCTTTAATAGACACGTTATCTAAAGACCCTAACAACGTACCTCTTTTTCGTAAAACAATACGTTTATTCAATGAAGACACAATTAGACGCGCTCCTGGGTTAGTAGCAACTCTTGTAAGCGAAGTACAGGATATGTATGATGTAGAACTTAAGAAAGGAGATTTAATTTTTGATCCAGAAATGGGTATTGATTTTTCAGAAGACGCTTATAATAGAATTAAAGAAAGATTTCCTGATGTAACTATGGATTCTTTAGGAGATACAGTTAAAAACCCTGAAAAATTACTACGAAGGTTAGGACAATTTACTAAATACGTCGGTCCTACAGACAAACTAACTAATAAAAAATTAGGTGAAGCTGAGTGGTTAAGCAGTATGATGGAAGGTATGTTTAATGCTGCTATTGCAGAGGTAGACTATGAACCAGGATATGCTGGAATGTACGGAGGGTATGCTGATAACGATTTAAAATTGCCAGTAACAACAAGTGAAGGGGGAACCACAACCCCACAGAAAGAACCGAAAGTCAAAAACCCCCGTCTTATTGATGTAAATGATTTAAATCAAGCTAAAAAATAAGGTTGTACAATGGTTGAACAAGTTAATATTACTGATACTAAAGAACCTGTTTTTGAAACAGTACGGATTACAAATCATGCTGTACACGGTACATTTGAAATTGAAGTACAGCAAGGTATGTCTGATAGTGAAGTAATAAAAGAATTGGACAACTTAGACTTAGACTTATTGTTAGGTATAGGCAACATAGACAAAGACATAGGAGAAACAAACGTGGAAAAGATCAAGGAGTTTGAGAATAGCTCCGGGGCTGGTCTTAGAGATAGCAAATGGTATGGTCACGATTCACTAGAAGGTGGAACACAAACAATTGCGTATGGTCATAAGCTTACTGATGAAGAAGTAAAGCAAGGCTTCATTGAAATTAATGGAGAACAAGTAGACTACCGTAAAGGTTTGACTCAAGAGCAAGCTGAAGCTGTTTTAAACAAAGACGCTAAGTGGGCTGAGACACATGCTGTAGCATCTCTTAAAAAGGTTGGCCTCGATGGAGATGAAGGTAAAGTAGAAGCACTAACAAGTCTTATCTACAACGTAGGCTCTGGTGCATGGGGTAAATCAAAAGCTAAACAGTACCTTGAAGCCGGTCAAGTTGAAGACTTTATGCACGAAGCGTTCTCAGAAGAGGTAGGCTTTGTTAAAGTTAACGGTGAAAAGTTACGTGGTCTAGTACGTAGGAGGGCGGCTGAAGCACAGTTGTTTGCTTCTGCAAATATAGATGAGGGGGGTGGCTTTGCAACAATGATACAAGATGCATTAGCCGCTATTAATCCTATCAGTAGTGCCGCTGCTGCTGAAGTCACTCCCCAAACTCCACTAGACTCAAAACCTACAACAGAAATAACTCAACTTCCTACTCTAAAAAGAAATACTAAAGATACAGAAAGTGTAGGTACACTACAAGATATGTTAGGCATGGATGTGGGAGAGGACAGGGGTATCTTTGGCCCTGCTACTGAGAAAGCTGTTAAAGCTTTTCAAAAAGAACAAGGACTAACTACTGATGGGATAGTTGGTAAAAATACATGGGCAGCTTTGCAGGGTTCTAAACCTACACAACGAAAAGCAGTAATGGTTTCAGCTAAAAATTTTAAAGAAAATAAATTAGATAAACCTGTTATTCCCCATGATCCTGTAACAGCTTTAAATTTAGAAGATGAAGGTGAAGAAGGATTAAATTATGACCTACCTAAAATGATTATGTGGGGAGTATTAACAAACATGGGGTTTGATGTAGAGATTGATAACTCTGATTTAGACCCTAGAACTCTTGCAGCAGCTAGTGAAGCAATGGGTTCTAAAAAATCTATTACAAATTATAAACAATTTAGTCCTGCTATTGCTAAAGAACAAGTAAAAGTATATGATGCTAATCCTAGTATGGTTACACAATATGCTACCGCAGCTTGGAACCTTTTAAAATCTCCAGGTAAATTATACGACTATATGAAAGATGATAAAGCTACCGCAGCATTTGTTTTAGGCCGGGTTAATGTCGATGATAAAGGTAATGCTGTTAATGAAAGGTGGAATTGGAATTACCAAAATAAATTTGGTGGAGCTGCAACACCTTTCACAGCAGGACGGGCTTTCTTAGGAAAATTTATGCCTGAAAGTGGTGAAGGTCCAATAATGAATATTAATCTTTCTGGTGAAGGTAAAGATTCCAAACAAGAAGAAACAAAAACACAATAGGAATAATAATAACAAAAAGAACTACGTTAACCATTTCATATGATGTATTAAAAATTGAAGCTAACCAATATAAAAATAAAACTGATTGCTTAAAGATATATTCTACCATAGGAGTTCCTTATGCTACCGATATTAGGGCCACTTGTTTCAGGTTTGTTTGATGTAGGGAAGACATTCCTTAAAAATAAAGCTGAAGAGAAGCAAGCCATACATGACCGTAAGATAACTCAGATCAAACAGGAAGG